TGGAAATTCATTTGTTTGTTTATAGTATAACTTGAATTGTGCGGAAGGTCAAGTAGTATTGATGCCAAACCTAGAACAGCACCATCAAAGGCATTTTTTGGTTTGTCTTCTATCCACCAAGTGCCTGGTACCAAAGTTTTCAGTGCATCTATCTTGCCTCCACCTGTATCCAAAAATGTAAAATCTTCGAACACATCTCCAAAAACATCTTTCAAGTTGTCTTTTCGTGCTTGGTTGGCTATTTTGTCTGTGCTTTGAGATGTAATAACATGGAACCTCCAACCATCGTCAGCAAGTTTTTTAACATATTCAACTGCTCCGTCCATTGGTTCCAGGTATCTCATATAAGCACTTTCGTTGAATATCTTTACCAACACCGGCATTTCTGCTTCGGGTATTTGATAATTCATATGCAACTCGTAATGGTCCTGTGTTTTCTTTTCAAAACCATTTAGTGCCATGTACTTGTCAAACATTTCTTCCCATTTGAAAAGCACACCATCACAATCGGTTGCTATAATTTTGTCGGTCATTAACTTAATTTAAGTCCTGTGGTACCTTCTGCGTATTTTTTTGCAAATTCAACTTCAGTTTTAGCCATAGTGACTATTAAACTTTTGTTGATAGGTAGTTCGGAATGCTTGGGTAGTGTAAACATGAATGGCCCTAGACCAATACCTGAGGCAAGATTAACTAATGCCATAGGTCTCTGTACTGTCACGGTTTTATCATCGTCTGAAATGAACCTAGCAATTATTTCTTCACCGCTGGTAAACTTGATACTGACTGTATCGCCTTGATTAATTTGTGACATCTTTATCCTCTTGTTCTTTCTTAAAGTGTTCTCGTAATTGATCATATCCACCAATTAATTTGCCCTTTAATATAATTTGAGGAACTGTTCTTGCATTTGGCACTGCTTCAAGTAATTGTTCTTTACTCCAACCATCGCCTAGCATTCTTTCTTCGTAAGTGATTTCGTTTAGTTTAAGTAATTGCTTTGCAGAAGTACACTGCGGACACATCATCTTACTCCAGACAATTGTCGATTCTTCCGTAATTTTTGACATCTATTCTTTTCTCCTATTTGCTTTATTATACTTAATTATTATAGGAAAGTCAATCAAACGTCTTGATTGAAGTGCTTGATATATTTTTGGAAGTTGTCGTCTGTGATTAATGATACTAATGCGAAGATTAAACCAAGTATTATGATTCCCCAAAGTCCTTTGTCCCATTCAACAAATAGGATTGTGTATAAAACTTCCAATCCATTCATTCCTTCGTAAGTAGTCATTATAGTTTAAATTTCGAAAACTGACCTTTTTTCACATCTTGTTTTACACCACCAATGATGTAAGATTCTATTTCAGTTTCTTGTGGAGCAATCTGCATACCTTTGGATGACAACCAGTGCTGTGTCCATGGTAGGGGATTTTGTGAAGCAGATACATCATAAATTGGATCGAAACCTAATGCTCTTAATCTTTTGTTTGCAATCCATTCTACATAAGTGCCTAACAGTCTTTCATTAAGTCCAATTATTGAACCATCTTTGAATAAATGTTTTGCCCATGCTTTTTCTTCTTCAACACAATTCTTAAACATCTGTATCACAGTTTTGTCCAAGCCTTTTATAACTTTGCTCATTCCTTTGTCGTCACCTCTTTGCCATGCTTTGATAACGTGTGTCGATAAGTTCAAGTGTGTTGCTTCATCTCTAGCAATCAATGAAAGTAGTTTTGCTGAACCTTCCATAAGTTTAAGTTCACCAAATGCAAATGTACAAGCAAATGATACATAGAACCTTAAACCTTCAAGCAGGTTAACATTTACCATTGCAAGATATAATTGTTTTTTCAATTCATCCATATCGCCTTTGCCTTTGACTGTGAAGTCCAACGCCATTGCACTGAATTTGTCATAGTTTTCTGTTACTGATTCTGCTCTTTTTAATATCTCTTTATCATTTAATATTGTGTCAAATACTTCAGCAGGATCTGAATAAACATTCTTCATTATGTGTGTGTATGCTCTTGAGTGAATAGTTTCGAAGAAGTCCCAAGTAACAATACAACCTTCTAGTTCTGGATTAGAAACATAAGGTAAGAAACTTAAACATGGACCTCTACCTTGTACACTATCTAATAGTGTTTGATATTTCAAGTTAGATGTGAATATGTGTTTTTGCTCTGGTCTGAAAGTTTGAAAGTCTGCTCTATCTTTTTGTAAAGAAACTTCCTCAGGTCTCCAAAAGTATCCTAGCATAGTTTGGTTAAGTTTATCAAACTGCGGATACTTGAATACATCGTATCTTTGCACGTTTTGATCCTCACCAAAGAACATAGGTTCCTTTGTAAAGTCTATATCTTTTCTATTAAAAACTGTTTTCGCCATACCTATTAATTATCTTTTTTGGTTAAATTGTACAGGCTTCGCATTCGCCATCTTCCAAGTCCTGGAGTTGTTCTTCTACCTTTGCTTCACCGTTTACGTGTTCACCGTTTACTGCTGTTTCACCATTTAAATGCTCTCCGTTTGCATATGTGATTGGTGTATCAATTCCTGATGGTTGTACATCTTCCTCTTCACCTTTGAAGTCATATGTGTTCTGATAATAACTTGTCTTCCAACCATATTTGTATGCCATCAACATATCTCCTGCCATCACTGATAGTGGAACTTCATTGTTTTCATACTGCAATGGATTATATGACCAGTTGCCTGATATTGCTTGGTCAAAATACTTCTGCATAACAGATACAATTTTAATGTATCCTTCGTTGGATCCCATGTCCCATAACAAAGTGTATGCATTTTTTAAATTAGGAAAACCTGGAACTATTTGTTTAAGTGGACCTTTTTTGGATTTTTTAATTGAAAGGAGTGCTCTTGGTGGTTCGATACCGTTAGTTTCATTACTAACAACGGAAGAACTTTCCGAGGGCATCTGTGCCGATAGTGTTGAATGTCTTAATCCATGTTTGCCTATGTCTTTTCTTAAAGTTTCCCAAGCCATTCTCTGTTTGTGTGGCACTATTTCATCTACTTCTTTTTTGTAATGGTCTATTGGTAATAAGCCATCTGCGTATTTTGTTCTTTCAAATGCTTCACACTTGCCTTTTTCCTGTGCAATATCGCAACTTGCTCTTAACAAGTAATATTGGAATGCTTCTGAAAGTCTATCTACTAACTCCCACGCCTTTGGATCTGAATACTTAACACCATTCTTCGCGAGATAGTGTGCTAACCCAATGTATCCAATGCCTAAAGAACGTCTTGATTTAGTAGATACTTCTGCCGCTTTCACAGGGTAATCTTGTAATTCTATAATTTCGTCTAATGCTCTTACACTTAAATCACATAATGATTCTAATTCATTTAAGTTTCCAATTGCACCAACATTAATTGCTGACAATATACAAAGTGCAATCTCTCCTTCTGCATCATCAATGCCTTTGATAGGAGTTGTAGGTAATGTAATCTCCTGACATAGGTTACTCATTGATACTTTGTCTTTGAAACTTGAGTGCGAGTTTGAATGGTCCATATTCATTATGTAAATTCTGCCAGTCTCTGCTCTTTCTTTTAATAAGTCTGCGAATAGTTCTTGTGCCGCGATAGTCTTTTTAGGAACTGTTTTATCTTTTTCATATTTCTTGTATAGTGCGTCAAATTTATCTGTACCGAATGCATCATATAATCCTGGAACTTCATGTGGAGAAAATAAACTTATATCCTCTTCATTTATAAATCTTTCATAGAACAGTTTACTGATCTGTATGGAGTAATCCATTCTTCTTACTCTGTTGTCTTCTGTACCTTTGTTGTTTTTCAGTACAAGTATGTCTTCAATCTCTTGGTGCCAAATAGGAAAGTGAACTGTTGCATTTCCACCACGCACACCATTCTGCGTACAGCATCTTACAGTCGATTCGAATTTTTTAAGGAACGGAATGACTCCAGTGTGTTGGACCTCCCCACCTCTAATTTTAGAATTTATACCTCTGATACGTCCTGCGTTTATTCCTATGCCTGCTCTTCTGGCAACATATAAACCAATTGCCATGTCGCTTGAAAAAATACTAGACAATGTGTCATCACTGTCTACTAGAACGCAAGAAGCAAATTGTCTGATTGGAGTTCTTACTCCTGACATTACTGGAGTAGGTATGTTAATTTTAAATTGAGAGATCGCATCATAATATTTTTTTACATATCCCATTCTAGTTTTCTTAGGATAGTCAGCAAATAATGTTGCCGCAATCATCATGTACATATCTTGTGGAGTTTCATAAATTTCTCCTGAACTTCTATCTTGCACAAGGTATTTGTCTACTACTTGTCTTAATCCTGCGTATGTAAATTCTAAATCTCTATCTCTCTTGATCCAAGTGTTAAATTTTTTAATTTCTGATTTGTGATATTTTTCAATTATTGTTCTATCGTAAACGCCTAATTTGATATTTCTAAGAATTAATTTTAATAAAGGAATGTATTCGTATTGACCATGTGCTTCTTTTCTTACATCATAAGAAAGAAGTCTAGCGGCGGCGTATTGATAGTTAGGATTTTCTAATGTAATTAAATCGTTTGCCGACTTTACTAGAACGTGTTGGATGTCTTTAGTTGTGATGCCATCGTAAAATTGTATGTTTGCATTAATTTCTATTTGTGAACTGGATACACCTGATAATCCTTCACAGGCTTCTTCTACAACGAAGTGAATTTTGTCAATGTCTAACGGTTCTAGACGACCGTCTCTTTTTAGTACCTTAATGTTTGATGTATTTGTAGTGATTATTTGTTCAGCGACTTCCATTAGTATTCTATTTCCTATTAAATTAAATCAATATTTATCTTATTTTTTATATTATGAGTATAATGCAGAACGTAACGTTTGTCAAACTGTTCTTTGGTCATTATTACCATATCATTTACGTTTAAAAATTGGTTGTTAAATTCAATTATGTAACTAAACTTACGGTTGTTGGACTCACTTTCTTTTGATATGCAATTATGTATCACTATAACTTTGTCTATAAAGTGTTCTGTTATCATTATAGTATAACATAATAACAATGAAAGGTCAAATTCATTGTAATCATTTCTTTCAAGCAACTGCCAAGGCTCTAACCATGTGTCAGTTTTGTATTCATCTGTCTTTGTTTTAGTTCTAGGACAGTAGAAATAAATTTTAGATAGAATTTCTAAAGGATTTTGTTCTTCATTGATAATGCTTCTAATATTTTTCCAGTCAATTAGTCTTTGTTGGTATGTTCCAAAAAATATA